TTTGAACTTTAATCATGTCTAACTACGCAAAAACGAAATTGCAGTGTGCAGAGCAATCTGCTGTAGACACGGTCAGTGCCAATGCTCATTTCGCCTCGGCGATCAATGTGCCATACGCTACAACTGACGAACAACGCCAATGGTTGGCGCAATCCTTTCCCCGGAACTACGTCACGTTCGATAAGTCGATTGACACATTTGAGCATGGTGTAAGAGTTCGAAAAGTAGTGCCACGTTTGCTAAATAGCGAACACCCGCACGTCTCCTTCCTCAATGATTATGCGAGGAACTATTGTTACTCCAAATCGTTGGGTTCCAAAATCGTGGAAGTCGGTGCTAACATCGATGACGTCATTCACTGCCATGCGGCTGAATGGAGTGTCGTGAATTCAATCACGGACGCTCACGACGAGTTGCGACAGGTCGGAAAACTGCGCAGGCCGAGGCTGGACATAGTTTCTGAGGCGAAACGTGTTGCTGTCAAATCAGCTTATGATTCCAGCATCGGTTGTAATGGCCGCTTTTGCTTCAATGGTGTGGGTGCGAATCCCACGTTGTGCGAAGGCCGCCATCAAAAAGCTGACCACCTGATAAGTGTTGATTCGGCTTATGACATATCCCCAAAGGATTTGGGTGAATTCATGGATAGGAGGGGCATCAAAACTGGTACGATCGCCATGTTGCTGCCAGAGGGAATACGCCGATTGCCTGAGGATCAGGCGAGATCGCACACAGATTTTGGGGTGTCGGTTCGACTTGATGAATCACAGACCTTGATTGAGAAGGTAGCCGGGATGAAAGTCCTTTACTACTTTGAAGGTCAGACGAATCAAGTCGCGTACCGTCACAATTTCACCAACGTGTGGCAATGGCTTCACTGTTTTCCCCAGAAGTTGGATTCGGGCCGCAACTTGCTAATCCAGATTGAGCAAACGGTTGGACCGTTGGTCATCTTGGAGTTGCTCGTCACAGATAGAGCCGTCAATGAGACGGTCGTCTTTGATCCGACCCAAACGGTCGGGATTAAGTCACTTAAATATTACGCGACAAGTGGGCTTACGCGAATCTACAAGATCCCGAAATTTGTGCATCAATCAATGATGACATACATGATGAGCAATCCCGGCTGCACTTTTAAGGACGTTGTCAACTATTACCGTGCGACGAAGAATAACTTTGTCATCGCCGGGCAACGCCTCTTTGAACCAACCAATTTCAAGTCGGATGAACTCGGGGACATGTTGCACAGTCTTGTGTTCAGCATAGAAGTCGAGATGGCTCGCAATGACGCCTACAAACCGCTCGCAGAAGCCCAATATACTATCCATAAGAACACTGGGTTTAATCTCTTGTTCGGCATAATTGGTGCTAAGTTGAGGCAGACAATTTTTGTTGTTCTGTTTAAGTTGGCATTGCCTTTTCTATTGTTTCACCAGATCATAGAAGGCAATGTCCTTCCCACCATTGCCATGAACATGCTCATGTCTTACGCTGGAGGCAGCTGCTTCACAATTGGCGTGCGAGTGGTGTATAACCTGCTCATGGGGGCAATAGTCGTTGGCGCGCAATCCGATTATGAATTTTGGATTTCCATGTTTTACATCGCTGAAACTGTTTGGCGCATGTGGTTCACCGATTCACCCAAAATCGTCTCTGAGGCCCTTGGCTTCAATGTGCAAGCGTTCACTGTGTTTCAAATGACTTACTGTGGAAAGCTTTTCAGCCTGCGCCTGGATGACTGGAAGGTTAATGAACATCAAGTGAAATTTACAAGGCTGACCAGCCCACGTAACAACTTGGTTAAGAGGGCCTTGAAGGCCCCATACAACTTCGTCAAATTTCTGGTCACCCAGGTTACGAGAGTGCCTGGTATAATTCTTGATGAAGTTATGGTCAAACCTGAAGTGAAAGAACCGCAAGACCATTGCATTGAATTGCTCAAACAGTTAGAGCCTAAAGAGCACGATACCGCCACTGCGGAAATTGAAACCAGGCTCAGGAATTTGCGCCTAAGGGACGAGAGGAAACCAACGGAATCGACCCTGCCGGATCTACCTCCGGTAGAAATTGGTAGTGAGATGCCACCAAGTAGTTGTGCCAAGCAGGCTCTCACGACCGTTGAATCGATCGCGGCTGAGCCGGCATATGTTGAGAGCGACGAACCCAAAGCCGAGATCTTGGATCGCTGCCCCGATGACCTTATAACTAGTTATCACCTCCGTGAGTATGTTGACTCACTGGAGCAGTCCATAATTGATGCCGGTGGAAAGCCGGCTCTTAGGGAGTTGTTGGTTAATGTTAAGGACAAATTGGAGGGGCTTGAGCACAAGAACCCGCGTAACGTCAGGGTTATTTGGGGTGGTCCGGGTTGTGGAAAGTCAACCTACGTCTCGGAGAGCGTCAAAGGCAACGGCAAGGACAATTGTATGTGGGTCGTTTCCACTGCGGACAACCGCAAGGAACAACGCGCAAAATACCCTCATCTCGCGCCCAGTATTGACACCGTTCATCATAGTATGATGGTTGTTGACATGTGGCGTCCGAAGAGGGTGTACATTGACGAAGCGTTCCTGCAAGGACCTGGTGTCCTTGCTGCTTTCGCCGCACTGCACCCTGACGCTGATTATTACCTTGTTGGTGATTATTTGCAGATCGAGTTCGTTGATTTCACGAAACTCCAGCCCATGACGAAGGCAATGATCGGCAACTTCATGGATGGCTTGCGTCAAGGGGTTGTTAGGCATCTGAACATCAATTATCGCAACCCGGAAAACGTGGTCGAACTGATGAATCGAGAGTTCGGTTACGTTGGCCCTATGAAAATGACTGCCACCAAAGGTCCTGACACATTCCGGGTGATTCATGATGCGACCTGCATTGACACTGCTGGTACGAAAATTGGGCTGTACCAAGATGACAAGAGGCAGCACAATGGGCTGGTGACGGCGCATGAGTGCCAAGGCAATGACTATGCAGAAACCGCGATTTGGATCAGTCCTGGCCCCATTACATCGAAAGCCAACTACCTGCGTGTTGCGCTAACGCGGAGTAAAGGTCCAACAATTGTTTACCTAGCTCCTGGCGCCGGTGAGCAAGTTGCGCAGTTTAATCTTGACAGCGCTTGCCACGAGGTTCAATCCGCAGCTGTCACACCCATGATCAAATTTACGCGCGAGCAACCTGAGACCGAGAGCCCTAAGGAGCCGATGTGCAATGAGAAGCCTTTCACGGATGCGAAAGCAATTGACGAAATTCTGGCCATTGATGGTGCCGGTGTCCAGAAGCCATTTGCGGAGCCCATCTTGACGCGTCTGGTTGATTTCATTCCCGATAACCTCAGATTGAATGTCAACTACATTCTGCAGAGTTACATCAAAGAGGATGAGGTGCTTACGTTGGATACGAACACCTACGCCCGCCATTATGATCCGAAAGACATGGTAATGCGACTCAAAACACTTGTCGGCCGTTACTCGAGGAATAAGCACACCAACGTGATTGGTGCTAAGCATTTAGCTCGTGTGATGTTCAACAACGTTAAACCGTACCTTTCAGGTGCAGCTGTCAACACATTTGACGTCATTGAAGCGGCTTTTGACACCTGTGAGAGTATGCAGAAGAAGAAGACCGACCGCTCCGTCAAGCAATTTGACGTTTCCGGGAAAACTGTGGTTGATTTCTTTCACAAAAACCAATTTAAGATCAAATTGGGTGCTGGCCCGGAGGTGATGAACACGCTCAAGGTCGGGCAAGGTATTGCCGCTCACAGTAAACAGGAAAATTGCCATTCCTTGATCTTGACTAGGGCGATCTATAAGGCTGTTAGCCGCTCAATAGACAAGAGGATCATCCTTTACAACGAGACTGACGCAAAAGGATGTTTTAAGAAACTCAAGGGGATGGGTTTGCGACCCGAAGACTTTGACGAGGTTCACAATGATGACGAAACCGAGTTTGATGCATCCCAAGATGAGACGACCACCGAATTTTTACGAATGGTGTTCTCGTATGTTCTGCGGAATACAGGGCTGGCTGAAGAGCCACCTGAACATTCCGATGATTCTTACGATCGCGGCAACAATTCGTACCTTGATGAATTGCTGAATATTGTGATCAATCGGACTTTCATTGCCAGAGGTTTGGCAACCATGAATGTTCAAAACAGCAAGGATTCAGGTGATTGGGAAACTTGGTTGGGCAACACGCTATGGAAGATCGGTTTGACTTTCACCCGCTACAAGGTCAGGCGTCTGGTCGCTTTCCTTGTTGGCGGTGATGACGGTAGTTTCATTGGTGAACGTGACGATGACGAACCAATGATTGAAACTTTGGCTAGGCGCGGATATGTTGTCAAAAAGGAGAGCACACGTGGCTACTTTGAATTTTGCGGCCACATCTACACCTTTGAAGGCGTGCTCCCAAACCCATTTAAGTTGGTCAAAAAGTTACATACCCGTCGTTTTGATAAGGATAAGGTGATTGATTTCGCGCAGTCGATACAGGATGTCATGAACACCTACTTCGCAAGTCATGAACAGAGATCGATGGCAGCTCGTGCTTTGGCCATGATTTACCCGAACGTTGATGATGATTGCGCTAGGAGTCTCATATCCTATTATGGTGCGCATGCGAGGCCCACTTACTTGCGTAAGCGGCTTAAGAAGATCCGGAAATATTCTCCCATGGTTGGTGACGGTGATCTCAATGAGGTCACTTTGTCGGATTTACAGTCCTGATTTATTATGTATTCTGATCTTCAACTCGATTTGTTAATCTCACTATTCTTAGTTTTAGCTGCGTGCATCTTCATATACCTAATTATTAGGGTTACTTTATTGGTTAGAGGACATTTTTGGCCTAGAGTAAGTCGCAGTTATGCCCACGTCTGATCGTCCAGAGCTCGCCTATGAATGCGCCAAGGAAAGCCATCGCCACCTTGAGCGTAGCATTCAATATCTTTACAGCATGACTCGCTTGCAGACTAAAGGTCTTAAGGAGGCACAGCTAGCAGTTATGGATGCTATCAGGGCGGTTTCTGCCGCGATGATCGAGATTAAGTATGTTTCTGATTCTCACATTGATTGGCCCGAACCTGAGTTCGAAGTGCCAACGAGCGATCCAATTGCTATCGCGATTCAATCGCGCATCGCCAATTTGGAGAACAGGCTCGGTCGAATTGGGGGTTGAATGAGGACCCTGGGATGCCATCTTGATTTATGGACTAGAGGTTAGTGGAGACCCATCCCTTAAATATCATTCC